ACATATAAATAAGAGTGCTGATTAGTGAGGGTTGGCGTTCTTAGTGCTGTAAGGATTCATCATGTCAAGAACACCAGCTTGGACACGGAAAGAGGGCAAGAACCCGAAGGGCGGGTTAAACGCGAAGGGTCGCGCGAGTTACAAGAAGGGTACGTTAAAGGCTCCGGTAAAAAGCGGAGACAACCCAAGAAGAGCCAGCTTCTTAGCAAGGATGGGCGGGATGGCGGGGCCGGAGCGCGACAGCAAGGGCAAGCCAACGAGATTACTTCTAAGCCTAAGAGCGTGGGGCGCAAGCAGCAAGTCAGACGCAAAGGCAAAGGCAAGAGCAATCAGCAAGCGGAATAAGGGGAAAGCATAATGTCAGAAACAAGAATACCCAAAGCCATTTTACGAATGCTTGGTCAGGTTGCTAAAGGTACTGTTGACGTTGCGGTTGCTGGCAAGAAGTTAGGCCAGTACTTAGACAAAAAGCTTGGCACTGAAGATAAAAGTGCGTTTCCTGTTAAGAAGGGGTATCGCCCTGCTACTGGTAAAAAGAAATCTTTGATAGGAGATTAATATGCCTAAAGGTAAAGGAACTTATGGGACTAAGGTCGGTCGCCCTCCTAAGCAGAAGCCAAGTGGAAAGAAGAAGTAATGGCTGTTAACGCGGCGGGTAATTATACTAAACCTAAGATGCGGAAGTCTTTGTTTCAGCGCATAAAGGCGGCTAACGTTCAGGGCACTGCTGCTGGCAAGTGGTCAGCAAGGAAAGCGCAACTATTAGCAAAGCGGTATAAGGCTGCTGGTGGTGGGTACAAGTGAAGGCTCCGCAGAAATCACTAATGAACTGGGGCAAGCAGAAGTGGCGCACCAAGTCTGGCAAGAAGTCTAGTGAGACTGGTGAGCGCTACTTACCTGCTAAGGCTATCGCTGCTCTTAGTGATTCTGAATATGCAGCTACAACCAGAGCTAAACGAAAGGGCAAGGCTAAGGGCAAGCAGTTTGTGGCTCAACCGAAAGCAATTGCTCGGAAGGTAAGGCAGTACAGAACATGAGTTTTGTTTCTACGCTAAAGCAAGAAGAGCTTAGCATGTTGCGCAAGATAGTGCGCAAGGTTCATTTTAAGTATGTCATTGATAAGATGGGTGAGTCCTTTATTGATGACTACAAGTGCGACCAGTTAATAGACAGCATTGCGCCTGAGACAGTGCAAGACATGATCCGCTTTGGAGTCGACAAAGGTTTAAGATGATTGATTTTAAGTACAAGCCTGATGGCGATGTACTCAAAGCCTTTATGAAAGATGACACTTTCTTTCGTGGCGTTAGAGGGCCAGTAGGTTCTGGCAAATCTGTTGGCTGTTGCGTTGAAGTGTTTCGCCGCGCCCTTGGTCAAGATAAAGACAAGAACGGAATACGCAAAAGCAGATGGGCTATTATTCGTAATACCAACCCGCAGCTTAGAACAACCACTATTAAAACTTGGCTTGATTGGTTCCCAGAAAATGATTGGGGCAAGTTTACTTGGTCTGTGCCGTACACCCATCACATTAAAAAGGGTGACATGGATCTTGAAGTTATCTTCCTTGCTTTAGATAGACCCGAAGACGTTAAGAAGCTACTCTCCCTAGAATTAACGGGCATTTGGATCAATGAGGCAAGGGAGATACCCAAGTCAATTGTTGATGCGTGTACCATGCGCGTTGGTCGTTTTCCTTCTATGCGTGACGGTGGCCCAACTTGGACAGGGGTAATATGTGATACTAATGCCCCTGAAGAAGATCATTGGTGGCCTATTATGTCTGGTGAGGTTCCAGTACCAGATCACATTCCACGCGATCAGGCTAAGATGTTGGTCAAGCCTACCAACTGGCGTTTCTTTACGCAGCCTAATGGTATGGTTGAAATGCACGATGAGGACGGTGAAGTATCTGATTACAAGCCGAACCCTAATGCAGAAAACACTAAGAACATGATGAAGTCGTATTATCCTAATCTTATACAGGGTAAGACGAAAAGCTGGATTGATGTTTATGTAATGAATAGGCTAGGGTCTATTCAGGACGGAAAGCCGATATACCCAATGTTTGTTGCAGATACTCATGTTGCAAAAGAAGAAATACCAGTTGCCGCTGGCGCTCCGTTATACATTGGCTTGGACTTTGGCTTAACACCAGCCGCTACAATCGGGCAAAAGATAAGAGGACGTTGGTTTGTTCAATCTGAAATCGTTGCGTTTGACATGGGGATTGTTCGTTTCGCTGAAGTCCTCCGCGAAGAGATTGCTACACGATTCTCTATGTGTGGTGACGTTCTTATATATGGCGATCCGTCTGGTGACTTTCGGGCGCAAACGGACGAATCTACCCCTTTCCACATCCTTAGAGGTGCTGGCTTACGCGCATTTCCCGCACCGTCTAATTCCGTTGATCTCCGCTTGGAAGCGGTGGCTGCGCCGTTAAACAAAATGGTGGAAGGAAAGCCAGCCTTTCTTGTTGATCGTCGCTGCCCGCAGTTGATTAAAGGCTTTGAGGGTGGGTATCAGTATCGCCGCATGGAGGTTAGTGGTGAGAGATACGCAGATAAGCCAGATAAGAATATGTACAGCCATGTTCATGACGCATTGCAGTATATGATGCTTGGCGCGGGTGAGGGCAGAGCCTTGCTAAACAACCAACCGGCAGCTAGACCTGTGATAGCAAAACGTAACTTTGATGTATTTCAAAAGAAAAAGCCACAGAGAAGACAAGGATTGTGGGCCAGAATGTAATTGTGCGTTGCATTTTTTTATTTTCTCTGCATATGCCAGAGTAAACAGGCAAAGGAGTAAACAATGTGTTTTGGAAGACGTAGCAGTGGCCCCGATCCAGCAATAGCAGCGGAGCAAAAGAAACAAGAAGAAGAAGCGGCAGAGCAAAAGAAAATTGCTGATCGTGAAGCGGCAGAAGCAAAAGCTAAGGCAGCAGAAGAAAAAAGAGAAGCTGAAACTGCTCCTATGTCTCAGCCTTTGAACAGGGCAAAAGAAACAACTAAAACCGTTGCTCCAACAGCTCCAGCGAAAAGCTTATTGTCTGCACCTAAAGCTCCTAAAGTTACGGCAGATACAACTGCGACAGCAGCAACTAAAGCTGTAGTTGCAGCTAGAGCGCCAGAAATGGAGCCGGTAGCAGAGGCAAAGCCAGTTAGTTTTGCAGAAGCGCGTCAAGAAAGATTAAAGCGTCAGCAATCAATGCTTGGTCAAACAGGTCGCAAAGGTCGCCGCACTGGTGCGCGTGGAAGACGCAGCTTAATTACTGGAATGGGCGGTGGTATTGGGTACTACAATAGGTTTGCAAGATGATAACTGATCCCGTAGCGAAGAAATACTTAGAGCGCTATGAACGCGCAAAGTCTAAGCGCGAAAATTTCGTTCCTTTGTTTGAAGAGTGCTATGAGTATTCTCTTCCGCAGCGGGAGTCATTTTATCACGAAACTATTGGGCAGCGCAGAGATGATAAGATCTTTGATGAAACTGCCGTTGTGGGTGTGCAAGAGTTTGCATCGCGCTTGCAGTCCGGCCTTGTGCCAAACTTTGCAAGGTGGGCAGATCTTACTGCTGGCTCTGAAGTTCCTAAAGAAGACCGTGAAGACATTAATAATGAACTTGATGAAGTTACAGAATATGTTTTTGAAGTAATTCAAAACTCAAACTTTGCCCAAGAAGTCCATGAGTCATTCATGGATTTGGCAGTCGGGACTGGCGTTCTGGTTTGCGAAGAGGGGGATGCAGTACAACCAGTTTCTTTCTCAGCTATTCCTTTGCCTCATGTCATTCTGGATACTGGCCCCGACGATAAAATTGACCATGTTTATCGTGAGCGCAAAGGTATTCGGTTTGATCAACTGCCTATTTTATACCCCAAGGCGCAGCTGAATCCTCAACTGCAATCAATGATGACTAATAGCGCAGACAAAACAACAACTGTGCTTGAGCTTATCTGTCGTGATTACTCTGTTAAAAATCAAGAGGCTTACCTGAGTTATGCATTCTGCATGACAACCAACACAGTGATTTATACAAAAGCAATGAAAGGTATCGGATCTAATCCTTTTATTTGCTTTCGATGGTCTAAGTGCGCTGGTGAAGTCTATGGCAGAGGCCCACTTATCAATGCGCTTAGCGCAATTAAAACAACTAACCTAACAGTAGAACTCATCCTTGAGAACGCGCAGATGGCAATATCTGGCGTGTATCAAATGGAGGATGATGGTGTAATTAATCCTGATACAATTAATTTGGTTCCGGGGTCGATCATACCAAAAGCTATGGGTTCTGCGGGGTTGCAGCCCATACAAGCCGCAGGGGATTTTAATGTCGCACAACTTATACTCTCGGACATGCGCCTCAATATCAAACGCGCATTATACAATGATATGCTGGGCAACCCAGATAGGACTCCAGCCTCCGCTACCGAGGTGGCAGAACGCATGGCAGATTTGTCTCGCCGCATTGGTTCTGCGTTTGGAAGGTTACAAGCCGAACTTGTTCAGCCGGTACTGCAAAGGGTTATTTATATACTCAAAAAACAGGGTCGTATTGAAGTTCCAACGGTCAACGGCAGAGAAGTCAAAGTAAAGTCTGTATCTCCACTAGCACAAGCGCAAGCAAACCAAGACATCTCTTCGATTGCTCGCTTCTTAGAGTTGGTTAATGGAACCTTTGGCCCAGAGATGGCAATGGTATTAATTAACTCAGAAGAAACTGCTGCACATCTTGCTAAAAAGTTTGGTGTACCTGACTCCTTGATTCGTGATGAAGAAGAGCGTAAGCAGATAGTTGCAATGATGCAGCAAATGCAACAGCAACAGCAAGAGGTTCCGCTTGAGTAAACAATCTGCATACGTTCCGTTAGATGGAATAATGCGTCCTAAGCAAAAGGATCAACAGATTAGTCAAAACATAGCGCAGATCTTCTCTAGCCCAACGGGTAAAGAAGTACTGCGCTATTTGCGTTCTATTACTATTGAAAGCGTATACGGCCCTAATGTTACTGGCGATGAGTTGCGTCACATGGAAGGTCAGCGTTATTTAGTTGGCTTGATTGAAAGACGAGTAGAACACGCACATAGGATTAAAAAAGATGTCTGAAGAAAGTTTGATTCAAGAAGGCGGTGCGTATGGCACAGCACCAGAAAGCTCTGAGCCAGCGCCAGAAAGACCTGAGTGGCTACCAGAAAAGTTTAACACTGGCGAAGATCTAGCAAAATCTTACAGCGAATTATCCTCTAAGCTTGGAGCTAAAGAAGAATCTATTCGTGAGCAGATGATGCAAGAGATTCAAGAAAAGGCTTTTGAGAATAGACCAGCATCTAAAGGCGAGTATGTACTGCCTGATATTATTGATGAAGATAGCTCTGTTGATAATGATCTTCTTGATTGGTGGTCTACTCACGCGTTTGAAAGCGGCATGAGCCAAGAGGAGTTTCAAGAAGGCATTGAAATGTACGCCAAGGCATTTGGTGATGGGCCAGATCTTGAGGCTGAAGCCGAAAGGCTTGGTGACAATGCTAACCAGCGCATTGAGGCCGCTTCTTTGTTTGCTAATCAATTCTTTCCTGCAGATGCACTGCCAGCAATTGAACGCATGTGTGAAACAGCAGACGGTATTATTGCCCTTGAGGCGATAATGGAAGCAACTAGAGATCCGTCACCAACAACAGACGCGCAGCCATCATCTCAGATAACACAACAAAGTTTAGAAGAAATGATGAAAGATGAGCGTTATTGGAATGCATCGAAGCGCGACTCTCATTTTGTTAAGCAAGTAGATGAAGGCTTTAAGCGTCTGTATGGATGATGAGGTAAAAATACTAACAAGGGGCGATTACTACATGACGCCCCTTAAATTATTTCATCGGGAAGAGTTTAAAGAAAATCTATCTGATGAAAACAAAGAAGAGCTTGCTATGCTAGGGCATACAGATCTTGATGAAGTCTTCAATGTTATAAGCGAAACAGCGCAAGCTTACGTTGTGCGGCGCACTGG